TACTTTTGCTTTGTACGAAGGTACTTCTGACTACGGTGAACTTGTAATATGTGATGGAGTAAATGAACCCTTCCTATTTCAAATGACAGGAACAGGAGGTTTGACTTCTCGTACATTCTTTGCAAAAGAAATTACAGTTAGTGGTACTACAGGCCCTGCTTTTGGTGTGATACATGACAAGCACTTAGTGGTAGCAGGAGCTTCTACAGCAAAGAATACTATTTTTTATAGTGGGACTAATGACATTGATAGCTTCAGCAGCACTGGATCAGGAAGTATAGTAATTGAAGACGCTGTTGTAGGTCTTGCTAGTTTTCGTAGTGACCTTATTATATTTTGTAAAAATAGCATACATAAGCTTGTAAATATTAATAACTCTTCTACTGTAGCTGTTGTGCCTATAACAACTAACGTAGGCTGTGTCAATGGTGGCAGTATACAGGAAGTAGGTGGTGATATTTTATTTCTTGCACCTGATGGTGTGCGTACTATTGCAGGTACAGCACGTATTGGTGACGTAGAGCTAAGCTCAGTTAGTAGGCAAATTCAAAAGATTGTTTCTGACATAGCCGCTGATTCAGCTTTTATAATTACAAGTGGTGTTCTTCGTAGTAAGTCACAGTACAGATTATTTTATAGTAAAGAGGGAGAAAGCCCTTCTACTGCTAAAGGTATTATAGGAACTTTTACTTCTCAAGGTTTTGCATGGTCAGAAACGCTAGGTATCCAAGCATTAGGTTTTGTTTCTGATATAAACAAAGATGGTATAGAAAAAGTATTTCACGGTGATAAAGATGGTTTTATTTATAACCATGACACTGGTTCTTCATTTATTGAAGCAGGTTCAGCAACGAACATAGATGCTATATATCAAACACCTGACTTTGACTTTGGAGATGTAGGAACACGTAAAACTCTTAAATATGCAAGAGTTTCTTTTAGTCCAGAAGGTTCTATTGAGCCAAGTTTTAGAGTTAGGTTTGATTACGAAGATAATTTAATACCTCAACCAGAACCTTTTGCTGTTACTACTATTCAGTTACCAGCAATATTTAACTCAGGTGTGTTTGGCACAATGACATTTGGCGCAACATCTGATCCAATGGAAAGGATTACTTTAGAAGGCTCTGGAAATACTTGCAGCTTTAGAGTGTTTAGCGACGATCAAAAAGCATCATACGCTGTTAACGGTATTTATATAGATTATATGCCATCAGGTAGGAGATAATAAATGGCTCAGAATTATACAAGACAAAGTTCTTTTGCAGATGGTGATACTGTTACAGCAGCTTTATTTAATAACGAATATAACCAACTAGTAAATGCTTTTGCATACTCTTCATCTAGTGCTTCTAGCACAGGTCACAGGCATGATGGAACTGCTGGACAAGGCGGTAACGTGCCCCAGATTGGTGACTTAGATTTTCTTAACAAGGTTGTAGTAGATGGTACAAATAATAGAGTAGGTTTCTTTGTAGAAGTATCTAGTAGTGCGGTTGAGCAAGTACGTGTACAAGACGGTGCTATTGTTCCTGTTACAGATAATGATATAGACTTAGGTACGTCTTCACTAGAATTTAAAGACGGTTATTTTGATGGAACAGTTTATGCAGATGCCATAAACTTTAACGGTACTGCTATTACGGCTACGGCTGCTGAACTAAACATTATGGACGGTGTAACGTCTACTGCAACAGAAATAAATCTTCTTGACGGAGTTACAGCCACTACAACAGAACTTAATTACACTGACACTGGTGCTGCCGTAGGTGTAGTAGTAGCCAGTAAAGTAGTTACAGCAGATGCTAATAAAGATGTAGCTAGCTTCCGTAACATCACCCTAACCGGGGAACTAGATGCAGGATCTCTTGACATTTCTGGAGATGCTGATATTGATGGTACGTTAGAGACAGATGCTCTATCTATTAATGGCACAGCTGTAACCAGTACAGCAGCAGAGCTTAACATCTTAGATGGTGTCACAGCAACAGCAACAGAGCTTAATTATAGTGATACTGGACAGTCCACAGGAACTGTAGTAGCTGATAAAGTTGTAACAGTGGACTCTAACAAAGACGTAGCAAGCTTTAGAAACATTACACTTACTGGAGAGTTAGATGCAGGTTCACTGGACATATCAGGCAATGCCGACATTGACGGTACGTTGGAAACTGATGCACTATCTATTAACGGTACAACGGTTACTTCTACGGCAGCGGAACTCAACATACTTGATGGGGTCACAAGCACGGCTGCTGAGTTAAACGCTCTAGACGGTATTACAGCAGTTGTAGGAGAACTTAACGCACTAGACCTTGGTAGTACCGCAGTAGGTACTGCTATTGCTTCTAAGGCTGTAATCTTAGATGCAAATAAAGACTATACTGGTATTCGCAACCTGACAATCACAGGCGAACTAGATGCAGCTACTTTAGATATTTCAGGTGATGTAGATATAGATGGAACTCTTGAAACTGATGCACTGTCTATAAATGGAACGACTGTAACTTCAACAGCAGCAGAGCTTAACATCCTTGATGGCGTAACAGTCACAGCGGCTGAGATCAATACCTTAGATGGTATTACAGCCGTACTAGGCGAACTAAATGCCTTAGACTTAGGAAGCACAGCAGTAGGTACTGCAATCGCTTCTAAGGCTGTTATACTTGATTCTAATAAAGACTACACAGGTATTCGTAACTTTACGATCACTGGTGAGCTAGATGCAGCTACGTTGGACATCTCAGGCGATATTGACGTAGACGGCACCACTAACCTCGATGTTGTGGATATTGATGGTGCTGTAGACATGGCGTCTACCTTAGCTGTAGCTGGCGTAGTCACCGCCAATGCTGGCGTAGTCGTAGACAACATCACGATTGATGGGAATGAGATTGATGTCAGCTCTGGCGACCTAACAATAGACGTTGCGTCAGATATTACTCTAAATGCTGATGGCGGCGACATTTTCTTCGCGGATGGAGCTGTCACATATGGCAAGTTTAGTAACTCTAGTTCTAGCCTTCAAATAAAATCTGAAGTTTCAGATGCAGACATAATATTCAAAGGAAATGATGGCGGTACACCATTCACAGCCCTAACCCTTGATATGTCAGATGCGGGTGCGGCTAGTTTCAATAACTCTGTGACTTACTCAGGCGACCTAGTCTCATCAACCGCAGGCACATCTAATGTCCGAGTAGGTGTCAACGCAGGTAATTCCATCACTTCTGGCGGCAACTATAACGTCGTTGTGGGCGATGAAGCGGGTACGGCTTTGACTACGGGTGATAACAATGTAGCTATTGGTTTTGAGGCGTTAAGCACTGAGGATGCGGGAACAAATAACACAGCTATCGGGTATAGGGCGCTCAAAACTCTAAACGGTGGAACAGGTGGTAATAATACTGCGGTAGGTCTCTCTGCAGGTTTGTCCATGACAACGGGAACTGCCAACACAATTTTAGGTGCTATTTCTGGTGACGCTTTAACAGGAGGCGGTTCAAATGTGGCTGTAGGTAAGGGTTCTTTGACCGCAGACACTTTGGGTAGCAGATCAACGGCTATTGGATTTCAATCTTTGGCCTCTCAAAATTTCACAACAAGTACAAGTTCTAACAATGTTGCTGTCGGCTATAACGCAGGAAACTCAGTAACGACAGGTACGGGTAATACTCTATTAGGGACTCAAGCTGGGGATGCCAAAACAACAGGAAACAACGATGTTGCGATTGGAATCAGTGCTTTAGGCTCTGAGGTTGCTGGACAAAATAGTGTAGCGATAGGTTACAACGCACTTACTGCTCAAAACTTTACTACGGCTACGAATGCATACAATGTGGCAGTCGGCAGGAGTGCAGGAGCCGCAGTCACCACTGGAATTCAAAACGTCTTTGTTGGAGCACTTGCTGGCGACGCAAGCACTGATGCTGACTTCAACGTAGCGGTGGGTTACGGCGCTCTTACGGCAGACACATTAGGTTCAATGAGCGTTGCTGTCGGATACACGGCCCTTGGTTCGCAAAATATGACGACTGCTACAAATGCATTGAATGTGGCGGTGGGGCAAGCGGCAGGTGCTTCAATCACCACGGGAGTCCAGAACGTCTTCGTCGGTGGTCTTGCAGGTGATGCACTTACCGCTTCTAATTTCAACGTAGCGGTGGGTTATGGCGCTCTTAGCGCAGACACTTTAGGTGCTAGGAATGTTGCAGTTGGTCAAGAGGCTTTAGGCTCTCAAAACTTTACTACAGCAACGATCAGTTATAACACCGCAGTAGGTATGCAAGCGGGGCGATTAATCACCACGGGAATTGAGAACACCCTCGTGGGCGCTCTTGCAGGTGACGCCCTAACAGATGCTGACTATAACGTCGCAGTCGGCAAATCAGCTTTAAGCACTGACGTTCTAGGTAGTAGGGCGGTAGCTATCGGGCAATCAGCTTTAGCCGCGCAAAATTTCACTACGGCAACTTCGTCGTACAACGTGGCTGTGGGGGACGGCGCTGGTCTGTCAGTCACCACGGGAGTCCAGAACGTCCTCGTCGGTGGTCTTGCGGGTGACGCTTTAACAGATGCAGATAATAATATTTCGATTGGCTATGGCTCTCTAACTGCCG